CAAGAGATATTAAACAATTAGCTAAAGATTTAGGTGTTACTAAAGATGAAGCTCTTCAAGCTGTACAGGCATTTAAAAGTTTTGGAGATTCCGAAACTGTAAAAACTTTAGCGGGAATATTTGGTTCTGATACAGCACCAATTACAGGATTAGCTGGTAGTAAAAATCAACTTGATATAGCTAATTTAATTTTACAGAGTAGAGACAAAATTTCTGAAGAAGATTTAGACGCACTTCTACGTCAAAATTTATTAAATGATGCAGCAAAAACAAATTTAGGCTTACAAGAAAGTATTGTTGACCAAAAAGCAAAAGAAAATCTTGAGGATGCAAAACGAATAACTTTTATGGACAGATTAACTGCTGCATTTGCCAATATGGGTCAAGGAGTTGGTGGAGCACCGATATTAGATCCTGTTCTTCCTGAAGATTTGAGAGATGAAAGAGTAAATAAAATTTTAGATGAGTCAAACGATAAAAGACAAACAGAATTAGAAACTGTAGAGCAAGTAGTAGAGAACGAAGCAAAACGACTTAAGCTTATAGAAAAAGCTGCAAATGCAATTCAAGCCGATAAAACTATCAAAAATCTTCAAAGAGAAATATCTTTTAATAATCAGATAGTGGAAAAAGGAGTAGAAGAAGCAACAATATTAAGAGATATAGATGATTTAAGCAAGAATATATCTGAGACTCAAATAAAACAACTAGAAGCAAAAGGTTTAACAGTAGAAGAATTAATTCGTGAAAATGTTGAGACTAAAAAATTAGCTGATAATGCAACAAAAGTAAAACAAGCATTTGAAAACATAAGTCAAAGCATTGGAAATGATATTAAAGAAGGTATTAAAGGATTAATCAAAGGTACATCTACCTTGTCTGATCTTTTGAATAATGTCGCTGATAAGTTTTTAGATATAGCACTTAATCAAGCATTATTTGGAGATATTCTTGGATCGAGTGGTCCAAAAGGAGGCGGTATATTAGGATTCCTTTCGGGAGGCAAGTTGGCTGAAGGAGGTAGAGCAGCAGGAGGTAAATCTTTCCTTGTAGGAGAAAAAGGACCAGAACTTTTTGTTCCTAGTAGATCAGGTAATGTAATTCCAAATGATAAATTAGGTGGTGGTGGTAATACAAGTGTTACTGTCAATGTAGATGCGTCTGGTAGTTCAGTTGAAGGTAATGAATCTGATTCTGAGCAGTTAGGTCGTTTGATTGGTGCTGCTGTTCAAGCAGAACTGATTAAAGAATCAAGACCTGGTGGACTTCTTGCTTTACAACGCTAATGGCTACTTTTCCTAATTACAACCCAATATTTCCTGCAACAAAAAGAATTGATCCCAAAACAAGGGTTACAGCTTTTAATGATGGCTACCAACATAGAATTTCTTTTGGTTTAAATCAAAATCCTCAAATATGGAATCTAACTTTTAATTTAGATGAAGAAGATACATTAGAAGTAGAGACATTTTTAAATGCAAGAGCCGATGATGCTGAATCATTTGATTGGTCGCCTCCTGATTCTGCTCTTACTTTTAAATGGATTGCTACTCCCTACAATAAAGAACTATTTCAACCTGGTAGAAATATTATAAGAGTTACTTTTAGCCAAGTATTTGAACCCTAATGGCTGTACCTGTTTCAGAACTACAAAAAATAGCTCCTAGTAATATTATTGAGCTTTTTGAGCTTGAACTTATTACTGCTATTCATGGGTCAAATACTAAATATTATTTTCATAATGGTGTAAATGATAATAATAATACCGCTATTTTATTTAATAATATTCAGTATGAAAAGATGCCAATAGAAGCTACAGGCTTTGAGTTTAAATCAAAAACTTTACCTAGACCACGATTAAGAATAAGTAATATATTTGGAACTTTTACAACAATAATTCTTACTTTACCTCAAGGATTAGAAGGAGCAAAAGTAACAAGAAGAAGAACTTTAAGAAGATTTATTGATGATGCGAACTTTTCAGGTGGTGATATTTTACTTGAAACTGGTTTTTTTATTCTTCAAGAAGATGATAGTGTGATTGATTTAGAGTCTGGTGCTAATCCTTTCGGCAGTCCAGATCCTACAGCTACTTTTCCTGATGAGATTTATTTTATTGATAGGAAAGTATCTGAAAATAGAAGTTTAGTTGAATTTGAATTAGCAGCTAGTTTTGATCTTGATGGTGTTCGTTTACCAAAAAGACAAGTTTTACCAGCAGATTTTCCTGGAGTTGGATCGTTTTTTGCATGACTTGGCAAGATGATGCTTTACAACACGCTATCGAAGAAGATCCAAGAGAATCTTGCGGTTTATTAGTAATTATAAAAGGTAAAGAAAAATATGTTCCTTGTCGTAATAAAGCAGTAAATCCAGAAGATCAATTCATTTTATGTCCAGATGATTATGCTGAAACTGAAGATAAAGGTGAAATTACTGCTGTTGTTCATAGTCATCCTGTAACAAGCCCAAAACCCAGTGAAGCAGATAAAGTTTCCTGTGAGAAATCAGGTTTAAAATGGTGGATCGTACAACCTAATTTAAAGGTATGGGAATCATTTGAACCTTGTGGTTATAAAGCACCTTTAATTGGTAGAACATGGGTATGGGGTGTTAATGATTGTTGGAGTTTATGTCGTGATTGGTATGATCAAGAACTTGGTATTAAATTAAGAGATTGGGAAAGGCCAGACGATCCAAAAGAATTTGTTAAAAATCCAATGTTTAATGGATGTTATGAAAAGACAGGTTTTAGAGAATTAACACAGGAAGAGGATTTAGAAAAAGGAGATTTGTTATTAATGTCTATTAATAGTAGCGGTTTAAATCATATTGGTGTTTACTTAGGAGAGCAGACCGTTTTACATCATTTGCAAAATAGATTATCAAGTCGTGATTTATTAGATGAATGGTTGCTAAAATGCACAGGTAAAAGGATTCGTTATGCTACGCAAAATTAAGCTATACGGAGAACTTGCAAAGTTTCTAGGTCAAAAGACTTTTGAAGCTGAAGTTTCTAGTGCTGCACAGGCTATAAAATTTTTACTTGTTAATTTTCCAGAGGTAGAAAAACATATAACAGAAAGACAATATAAAGTATCTGTAGGCAGTTGGGAATTAAAAGAAGAGGAATTAAGTTATCCTAATGGATCTGATGATATAAAAATAATACCTGTTATAGGAGGTGCTGGAGGTCGTGGTACAGGTCGCTTTATTTTAGGTGTAGTGTTAGTTGGAGCAGCTATCGCTTTTCCTGGAGCATCTTTAGGTTTAGGTGGATTTTCAAGTGCTGCTGGATATTCAGCTTTTCAAGCAACTATTGGTAATATCGGTATTGCTCTTGCTTTAGGTGGACTGTCTCAAATGCTTACACCTGTTGAAGTTGTACCTGAAAATGACCAAGATCCTAGAAGATCGTTTAACTTTAGTGGCATACAAAATACTTCAAGAGCAGGAGTAGCTGTTCCTGTTATTTATGGAACGGTGCTTACAGGTTCTATTGT